ACGACTTGCCACCCATCAGGCATCGGCACACCATGTAAAGTACGGGCTTGACAGATGTTAGCCAATACCTTTTGCAGATCATTGCTTGCTTGGTTGCGATCATCGAACAACAAGATGCCACGCTCAGGGGCTTTACCCTTGATCGGAAACCAATGGGGCAACTTGTACTGCATGCACTCCCCTTCAAGCATCGGGATGCCAAAGTCCTCTACCAACATGGTCGGCATATGCACTTCGACACATGGCACATCAAGTTCCTGTGCAACTTCATGCACAATGGTTGTCTTACCACCACCGGGAGGGCCTTCAATGGCAACAGTCCTCTGAATGGGAAACAACGACTTCAATGTATCTTTAAGTAAACTGGCTCGCATATTAATCTCCTTTATATTTGCGATGGTCAACGCCATAGGACACTACTTGTCCCTCCTGTCGGGCTTGCTTTGCACTCGGTTTATCCCCGTAATACATCGGTTGCCCCTCCTTACTTCGCACTACACTTCCACCTTTGCCATGCCGTAACCAATAGCACCCAACAATGCACCAATGGCAATAAACCACATTAATTTAGTCATGCTCTTTCTCCTTCTTGCGTTGATCTTCCTTAGTTTCCTTACGGCAGTCATGCCATAGCACAAGGGCTATGCCAACCACTACGACAATGACAAACCATGCCGTGTCTTGTGCCGCTTCATGTAAAGGTATTGGCATCACTTGACCTCTTTCCATTTCCTGAAGTCCATGTACTCCAATGCTTCAATGACCGAATCAATACAGTCCCCGATGGTAGTTTCCGTACCATCATTGTCCTTGGGTTGACTCTTAACCTTACTTGACAGAGCCTTGCGTATGTCATACATGTCCATCAATGCTGAACTTATATGGTTGGCAACGCCATCATTCCAATTGGTATCGCTCATCATCTCTCCCGTATATGCTTGGGGTTGGTCATAAACATATCGTCAGGGTTGTATATCAACTGGTATGCACCCTTTGAATATGGTATTGCTACTGTAAAGTTACGCTTGGCATTGCCATGCTTTAAGCATGTGTCATACCCCAACTTCTTGCGTCGTGTTGGGTAGAACTCATCACATACTTTACATCTTGGTCTACTCATGCCGCTCTCCTTCCATATAAAATCCTCCGTGATGCCAATCCCCGATACCCATACACCATCAGATCTAGCATTGTCTGAGTGTCATACCATCGGATACTTGTACCCTCACATGGTTGGGTTTGAGTACGATGCTTGGATGTAGTACGGCTGTATTTGTCATAGTTGCCGAACCATTGACCCGTCAAGAAGTCATAGATCCACATAGGGTAATGAACCCCATAGGAACAAACCACATACAACTCTGACGAATCCTCCCAATCCACATAGTCATGTGTACTTAATACACCTTGAGTCATACGGCACTCACCCCATAGGTTATTACCCTTGAATGGCTCTCGTCTTGCAACATAAGGTCTTGCATCAGCATTGAGAACCATGATGTGTAAGCATAGATGCCGTTTGACATTGGGTTGATGCCGCCAAAGATGGGTTGGCTTGATGATTCCTCCAACCCTTCAGATTCCAATGAAACAAATAACTCCCGTTCAGATGCAACATCCTCCCAATGCATCTCATCAACCAAGTCCATGTTGGTATCTGTATGTATGGTATGTACTGTATGGGTGTAAAGTTGGGTCATTTCATATCTCCATGACAAAAGTAAAGGGAGGGTATTGCTACCCTCCCATCGGGATTAAAGGATCACCTTGACAGATGATGGTTGGCGTGATGCTTCGGTATTGTTGACCAATGCAATGTAAGGTGCATTGTCAAACTTATTGAACTTTACAATAGGGTTCTTACCTGCATTATCCTTGGGTGACCAAGTATGAACGGGCTTGTTAAGTTCCTTAGACTTCTTAAGCATGTAAGCATATATCGCCTTGGCATCATCAATGCTAAATTTACCATCGGATGATGGCATGTTATTGGCATCGTATGTTCCCTCAATAGCAATATCTTGTGCTTTAGGGCGTAAGATGACATTGACATGAGTTGGTTTAAGTTTTTTCATTTCATAATCTCCATGAAAGTTAATGTAAAGTTAATGTAAAGTTAATGACATAATGTCACTAACGCTGATCCCGTTGGGGACACTCCCAGACTCGCCGAAGCCGAGCCGATTGTCAAGTCCCGCCACTTCAAAGTAAGAAGTAAGATGGATGGTGCAACAGTAGATACAACTATCTACTGTCAGATGTAAAGTATATAGGCACTATCTAAATTTATGGATAGTGTAAGTCATTGATTTCATTGGGGAATAATGCAACTATCTAAACTATCTAGATAGTTAGATAGATAAACTATACATATACCTCTGGAATCCCTTGGTATTCCTGCAAACTATACATTTTCATTGTCAAGTTACGCTATCTAAATCCTGCAATATGGCCGATGTATAGTTTAGATAGTGTAGATAGTTGCATATATGGCCCATTATGAGACATGATGTAAGGTCAGATGACCTATAAACCCCCGACGTATGGGTTTTTATTTATAAAAAACAAGGCAGAAAAAAACCCGGCTTTCGCCGGGCGTTGGTTACAGGGACAGAACTAGCACCATCAGTACATACAACACAGGCCAGACTGCTAGGGCTATCAGGAATATCTTGAGATTTTCATTCATGGTTTCTTCTCCGGTTCGGGAGCCGGGCTTTCGCCCGGTCTCCCTTTGGTTACTTGGTCTTGATTACTGCCACACCCATGCGGGGGTCACTTTGCTTTTGTATTACAAAGTCAAAGGCCTTTGCTTTGGTTGTGGTGTGGTACTCATACCATTGTGAACCGTACTTGTACTTCACCACGAAGGTCTTGCGTTTGATCTCTTTCATAGTTTTCTCCAGAGGAGGTTTGTTACCGTCCACCATTGCGATAAACGGGGATTTGTCATGTTTGTTGAACATGACCACTGGTGTTTTTGCACCAACAGTCTGAGTCCAGAACTTGACCTCCCGCTTGAGTTCCTTGCCTTTCTTGACCATGAAATCCCAGATTTCCTTGCCTTGATCGACTGTGAACACCGTGCCACTAGCATCAGCAGCACACCCCTCAAGTCTGAGGTATCCCGCTTTGGGGGCGATAATGACCCGTACGTGGGTCGGACGCTCGATGGATTTAACCATTTGAGTTCTCCTTTCAAGAGATTAGTTGTTAAAGAACATCAGACTTTCGTCTGGTCTCTGCATCTGCATCGACAATTTCAGACTACCAAACCTGACAAAAATGTCAAGTATCCAGCCACAATAAGGGTTTGCGGGTTAGTGCCTGAGCGAGTGAGTGAGCGAGTGAGCGAGCGAGAGGGGGGGGGACATGGACTGCGCTTTGGACACGCCCCCCTTATTGTAGGCAACCTCTTAAACCAAGACCCAAAAAACCCAAGTGTAAAGTTACGGAATTTTCAGATTACCTAGAGTCCCCCTATTGACACAACAGTAAGTTGTTCTATACTCCGGCGTATGGACAACCTACCTCTTTACCACACGAAGTGGTCAGACAGACTGGCCTTCGATGTGGCGTTGATGCTCGAAGGCAGCGGAGAATCTCTGCAAGAAGTGATCGCACGCCATAAGATTGCGGCCATTGACATCCTTGCCTTTAACAAAGACCCGATCTTTCTCAAGAAAGTCGAGCATTATCAGAACGAAGTGCGTGAGAAAGGGCTGACATTCAAACTCAAAGCCCGCGCTCAGGCCGAAGAACTACTAACAACCTCCTATTTGTTGATACATGACCCCGCAGTTAGCCCTGCGGTGAAGGCAGACCTCATCAAATCGACGGTTAAGTGGGCTGGGCTAGAGCCTAAGAACACGGAAGTATCTGATGGAGCAGCGGGCGGCGTGAAAATCACGATCAATTTGGGTGGTCAGACCCACGAAGCACAGGTAATTGAACAAGAGGCGACGGATGTCACTACCATTGAGCATAGCGAACAGGCTTAATTCCACCTACGACGGGTTCAAGGCAGCAATTTTTACCACTTCAAGTGAGTACAACAACTTTACACTGGCGTTAAAGGAGGCGGGAGCCTCGTTTAAGACCAAAATCAGCAAGCATAAGAAGCGTGGCCGCGAGTTTGTGGTCATGGTAGTGGGAGAAACACACTAATGGCGCTCGACATCAACTACACACCCCCGCCAACCGGGGCTAAGTTCATGGAGTCGGACGCAAAAATGCGCGTTTTGATGGGGCCGGTAGGTTCGGGCAAGTCTGTGACCTGTTCGTTCGAGATTGTGAGGCGTGCTTCGCTACAAGCCCCCAATGCACAGGGCATCCGCAAGACGCGGGCGGCTATTGTGCGCGAAACGGCACGGCAGTTGCAGGATACGACGATCAAAACCTTCCTAGATTGGTTCCCACCGGGGGTCTGCGGGGAGTACATGCGTACAACCAAGACCTATTTCTTCAAAGTGGGCGAGGTTGAGTGCGAGATTATGTTCCGGGCGCTAGATGATGCCGACGATGTGGCTAACTTGAACTCATTGGAGTTGTCGTTCGCTTGGTTTAACGAGTGCCGGGACATTCACCCCGACATTATGGATGCGATGTCTAAGCGGATTGGGCGTTTCCCGTCGGCAAAGGACGGGGGGCCGACATGGCATGGGATGTGGGGGGATACTAACCCACCTACAATGGATACTTGGTGGTATTACCAGATGGAAGGGCTGGATCCTAAAGATGGCGTATCTCCGAACAATAATGGTTGGTCGGTATTCAAACAACCCAGCGGGCGCTCGACGTACGCCGAGAATATTGAAAACCTCCCCGAAGGTTACTACGACACCCAAGGCCGATCCGAAGAATATATTAGGGTTTACATCGATGGAGAGTACGGGCTGTCCTCGGCTGGTATGCCGGTGTACAAGTATTTCAGGCCGGACTACCATATGGCTCGCGAGAGACTTCGCTATATCAACAATGGGGTTCGACCCATTGTTATCGGGATGGACTTGGGGCTTACCCCAGCGGCTGTTATCGGACAGCAAGACCCCAGAGGGCGGGCGCTGATACTTGGCGAGTGTGTATCGTTTGATATGGGAGTACAGCGTTTTGTCAGGACAATGCTTAAGCCATTGCTATACGAGCGGTTTGGAGGCGCACCTATACTGGTGGTTACTGACCCTGCGGGTATCCAGCGGGCGCAGACAGATGAGAGATCGGCGGTTGACATCATCAAGGCGGAGGGACTAAGGGTCATGCCCGCTAGGACTAACAGCATCTCGGCACGGATTAACTCGGTCGATGACTACCTGATGCGGCAGGTGGACGGCGATCCGGCCTTCCTAGTAGACCCCAGTTGCACCCAACTCAAGGCTGCCATGATGGGTGGATATAGGTATAAACCCAAAGGCGACGGCGACATTGAGAAAAATAAACATTCTCACGTAGCCGAGGCGCTACAATACCTCATGCTCCATATCGCTAGTATTGGCGAGGGGGGTCATTTACACGAACGCCGGGAAATCAAGTCAATCTCGGCAGTCGGCTGGACTTAGAATGTGTGATATAGTAGGATGCAGTTTCACCTCCTTGGCGTTCTCCTTCACGCCTCTTGCCCCCTGCGGAAACGTAGGGGGTTCTTTTTTCTTTGACAGCATGTATACTTGCTGCTATAACCACACTACAATATGTAGTAGTGCGGCAAACGGAGGAGCGCTATGAAGTCAGGCAAACAGTACACAATCTTGTCAGACAATCCAAAGATGGATACTTCTGGCTTGGCTGGTAAACCAGCACCGATGGAACTCTACGAGATGGAGTTTAAGATGCCCACCATGAATATCAAGCAGATCATGGAAGTGCATGAGATGAAGGGCAACAAACGCCCAGAGACGGAATCATCGTGAAGTGCCTCAAGTTCTCCTCGACTAATCCTAAGATGGGCAACATGGCCGTCAAAGGATATAGAGATGGCGGTCTTGTCAAGGGATACAAAGACGGCTCACCCGGTGGCATTAAGATGCCAGAGGGGATGCAGACTCTACCCTACAAAATAGACCCAGACGATAAGCGTAGCCCAGATCAAAGACTCAAGGACAGTATGATCCGTGGGCCTTACAAGATAGACCCAGAAGATAAAGGTTCGCTAAAAGACAAAATGATTAAGATGTCTAAGGACAAAGAGTAATGAAAACCTTAAAGTTTTCTTCGACTAATCCTAAGATGGAGTTTGTTGCTGCCCGTGGTTATCGCAACGGTGGGGCAGTTTTTGATCCTGAAGGTGATAGTTACGACTACGATACAGCCAAGAAGGCTGGTATGGGCGCTGACGGCACTGGAGAGAATAAAGGACACTGGGGTTCGGTTGCTCCTGCAAGTGAGGAGTCTCGGAAAAAATATAACCTTCCAGATAACACCTATAAAATGTTAAAGGGTCGTAAACACGAAACATGGTCAAAGGGCGTTGAAGCCGAAGAAGCACGCGGCTCTGAAGTTCGTAAGTATGGTGATCGGTACTTCTCTGTACCTAAAGGAAAATAATGGCTGGTGGACTAACCCTTCTTCGTGTAGTGTCCAATGACGAGTTGAATCGTCAGGAGAAGATGTTGGCTGATCGTGCCTTAGAGGAGCGTCAAGCCCAACCCTTTATTCTTGGTATGGCGGACTACCTGCGTGCCTGTTGGGATGTAGCCCAGCAAGCCAAGAAGCCTATTGAGAACAAGATGCTCATGGCGATGCGCCAACGCAATGGCGAGTACGAAGCCGATAAGATGGCAGGTATTCGCAAACAAGGCGGATCAGAAATTTTTATGATGATTACTGAAGTCAAGTGCCGCGCAGCGGAGTCTTGGCTCAGAGACATCTTGCTTGACACGGGGACACCCCCTTGGGATTTGACGGCTACTCCTATTCCTGATCTCAGCCCTAAGGCTACCAAAGAGATTCAGGACATCTTTGCTAACAAAGTGTTGGAGATGATTCAGCGTAGCGGAGAAGCGCCGTCGCAAGAAGTCATGGGAGAACTAAAAGAAATTATTTCCCAAGACTATCGCTTCAAGATTTTGCAAGAAGCCCAGAACCGCGTAGACCGTATGAAGTTGCGGATTAGCGATCAGTTTACGCAAGGTGGTTGGGCAAACGCATTTAACGATTTTGTTACTGACCTCGTGACTTTCCCCTGTGCTTTTGTTAAAGGGCCGATTGTCCGTCGTCAGAGATACCTTGGCTGGGAACAAGACGAAGCCGGTCGCACCGTAGTTAAAGCCTCTGAGCGCATTGCGCCGGAGTATGAGCGTGTCGATCCGTTCCGTATTTATCCTGAGCCGGGGATTACAAACATTAACGAAGGTTACATCTTTGAACATCACCCACTGACCCGAATGGATTTGTCTGACCTGATCGGTGTACCGGGGTATGACGAGGATGCTATCCGTAAAGTCCTTGAAATTGGTAATGGTCAATCATGGATCAGTGAAGATGTTGAACTGATTAAAAATGAGGAAGAACGGAAGTTCTACTCATACATGCGCCCAACAGAAGTGTTTGATGCACTGGAGTTCTGGGGCAAAGTTAGCGGACAGATGTTGCTTGATTGGGGTATGTCAGAGGATGAAGTCCCTGATCCAGCCCAAGAATACGATGCGAACGTCTGGATGGTTGGCAATTATGTAATCAAGGCTGTACTTAACTATGATCCGTTAGGAGAAAAGCCTTATGCAAAAACTTCATTCATTAAGTGTCCGGGTGCTTTCTGGGGTAAAGGAATCCCTGAAATCATTGAAGATCTTCAAAACGTATGCAACGCGGCTGCGCGAGCGCTTGTCAACAATATGGGCATCTCTAGTGGCCCGCAAGTCGAAGTAAACTTAGAGCGTATTCCTCCCAACGAGGACATCACACAGATGTATCCTTGGAAGATTTGGCAGGTGATGAACGATCCAGTAGGATCGAGCGCACCAGCCGTACGCTTTACGCAGCCCGAAGATAACGCACAGACCCTCATGGGTGTGTACGAGAAGTTTTCACGCTTGGCTGATGACCACTCAGGTGTACCTGCATATTTGTATGGTGACTTGAATGTTCAGGGTGCTGGGCGTACATCCTCTGGTTTGTCAATGCTCATGGGAGCGGCTGGCAAGGGAATCCGACAAGTAGTCATGCACATCGATAATGATGTGATTAAACCCATTGTCCAACGCCAGTTCGTCTACAACATGCGCTATGACGAGGATGAGTCTATTAAAGGCGACGTTGAGGTTATTGCCAAAGGTGCAGTTAACCTTGCGGTCAAAGAAACCGTCAATGTCCGCCGTATCGAATTCCTTAATGCAACCGCCAATCCGATTGATGCGGAGATTCTTGGTAAGGATGGTCGCGCCGCGATTCTTCGCGAAGTGGCTAAAGGTTTGCAAATGCCACTGGATGAACTTATTCCATCTAAAGAGAAAAACGCTTTGGCAATGAGAGCGGCACAGTCGCAGCAACAACCTGCGCCTACACCGACTCAACCAGACGGTTCTCCCAAAGGTGGACAAGAAGGTAATCTAGTGTCCGGTGCTGGGGGGAGGGCCACATGATTAAGCCCGATCCTAAAGTCGTAAAGGCTCTTGGCATCGCCATGCGTCAGTATCCAGAGATTCTGGACTGGCTTAGAACATGGCGCTATCACGAGTTAGAGCAACTGCCTAGCGCTATCAACAACCCGGCACTCTTACAAGGGCGGTGTCAGGTATTGGGTGAACTATACAAGTTTGCCAAAGAAGCCCCTGAACTAGCGGCAAAGTCCTAACTGATATGACTCGCCGTCTAATCCACGCACACCGATAGGAGCGTTTTATCATGGCACTACCAGAGCAAATTCGTAAACAGACCGAGGCCGTACAGGAGTTGTATAAGCAACTCAATGGCGATGAAAACAATGGCAACGAGGCGACCCCTCCTGCCGATGGCAACACTTCGCCTCCTGAGAACACAGCACAACCCGCACCCGCCGACGAGAGCGCTGTATCGAATAACGCTGCTCAACCGCAGGGGAATGAGCAAACCCCCAGTGGTACAGGCCAAGAAGATGACCCCAATTCTGAGACTTATGCTCAGAAATGGCGTACTTTACAAGGTATGTACAACGCCGAAGTTCCGCGTCTGCACTCGCAGAATCGTGAACTAAATGGTCGCGTACAACAGATGGAGCAATTGCTTGCGTCTCTTTCGCAGCAGTCCTCTCAACCGGCACAGCAAACTCAAGTTGCACCATTAGTAACTGAGAATGATGTCCAAGAGTATGGTGATTCACTTGACGTTATGCGTCGTGTGACTCGCGAGGAACTCTATCCGGTTGCTCAGAAGATTGCTCAATTAGATCAAATCATTCGCTCGTTGCAAACCAGTGTCGTACCTCAGGTACAGGCAGTGGCGCATCGACAAGCAATGACAGCCGAGCAACAGTTCTGGTCTGACTTGTCAGGTGCGGCCCCCAATTGGCGCGAAATTAACGATGACCATGCATTTCAATCATGGTTGTTGGAGATTGATCCGCTAACTGGAATTAGCCGTCAGACTTACCTTGAGGATGCCCAGCGTATCCTTGATGTACGCCGGGTTGCTAGTTTCTTCCAAACTTGGAATGAGTTGACTGGCAAAGCCAATGTTGCTCAAAACACTCGTCGGACAGCGACTGCTTCAGAGTTGGAGCGTCAGGTTGCACCGGGTCGTTCAAAGAACACCGGGACACCTGCGAACAACAATGCCAAGACATACAGCCCTGATGACATTAAAGGTTTCTTTAATGATGTTAGGTCTGGTAAATATCGTGGCCGTGAAGCAGAGCGTGACCGCATTGAACGCGACATTTTCGCTGCACAGCGAGACGGTCGCATAACTGTTAACGCTTGATTAGAGGAGTTTTATCATGGGATTTCCCGTTTCCACAGGCCGCCCGAACTATTCGGGTAACTTTATTCCTGAGATTTGGTCAGGTAAATTAATCGAGAATTTCTACGACGCAACTGTGTTGGCTGCTATTTCCAACCTAAACTGCAACTCGTTATCGACAAAGGCGAGTACTTCGCTTGCGTTGAGGACGATGTGGATAAGGTTCAGTCGGACATCAACCTGATGGACACTTGGTCAAAAGACGCTTCTGAGCGTATGAAGATCAAGATCGATCAGCGCGTTCTGACCGACATTCTGCCGGACATTTCTGCTGACAACAAAGGTGCAACCGCTGGTCGCATCTCCAACAACATTGACTTGGGTACGACTGGTTCGCCTATCGCTATCACCAAGACCAACGTGTTGGAGTACCTTGTTGACATCGGTACTGTTCTTGATGAAGCCAACTGCCCTGAAGGCAACCGCTTCGTAATTATTCCTGCCAAGATGGCCGGTATGATTAAGAAGTCTGACCTTAAGGATGCTTCTTTGACTGGTGACAGCGTGTCCATTCTTCGTAATGGTCGCCTTGGCATGATCGACCGTTTCACGGTTTACATGAGCCACAACCTTTCTGTTTCTAGCGGCAAGTTTAGCCTTGTTGCTGGTCACAAGATGGGCTTCACCTTTGCTTCGCAAATGACCAACATGGAAACCATTCGCTCTGAGTCCACCTTCGGTAACATCATCCGTGGATTGCAAGTGTATGGCTACAAAGTGGTCAAGCCTGAGGCATTGGCTCAAGGCATCATCACTCTGTAATTAATGGGGGCTTCGGCCCCCGGACTTAACTTTTAGGAGAATTAACATGGCAACATATACCGACTCTCTCGGTTTTAACAAAGGCACAGCCGCTTACCCGGCGAATGACCTTAACAAGTCCGTCCGTGTGGAAATGGTTCTTGATTTCCCCAAGATCATTGCTGCGCGTTCTGCTGCTAGTGCAACTGCTCTTGCTGCATCTGACGTTTTGGAAGTAATTCCTGTACCTGCTGGCACTATCGTGTCTAACGTAGGTATGGAAGTTACCACTGCGGCGGGCGTTACCAGCACCATCTCTATTGGTGATGGTGGTGCGGCTGCTGGCTATCTGGCTGCTACTACAGCAAACTCCACCGGTTTCTCAGGTGGCGTTCCAGTTCTGTCGTCTGGTGCTTTTGCTCCTACCTTGAGTGGTGGCAAACTGTACTCTGCTGCTGATACTATCGACATCACGATTGGTACTGCTGTACCAGCCGCCGCTGTCGTACGTCTCTTTGCAACTTTTACAGACGTTAACGCTAACTAATGGCAATAGGATGGGGGCTTCGGCCCCCTCCTTTTAGGAGAACAATATGGCACGCGATACAACTTCAGTACATAGTAATACTGACGCAATACTTCATACTGGGCAGATTAGGTTGCTCGGCGTGTTATACACATCTTCTGGTGGGCAGAACGTAGACCACATTAAGATATACGATGCACTTTCGGCTACTGGCTCTGTAAAACTAGAGTTAGATACTACCAAGCAAGGTATTGTAGATTTTCCTATCCCTGAGGGTGGGATGATTTTTGGTACAGGAATTTATTGTGACATTGGTGGGGCAACGTCCATTACAGTTCTTCTGAGAGACTAAAATGGTGAGAGACTAAAATGGCTAAGGTCATTAAAAAATCTGAGATGGCATGTAACTCCCCGAAAAAGACACCGGGGCATGCTACTAAGTCTCATGTAGTTAAAGCCTGTGCTGGAGGCAAAGAGAAGATTATTCGCTTTGGTCAGCAGGGTGTAAGCGGCGCTGGGTCTAGCCCAAGCACGCCAAGTGAGAAGGCGCGGCAAAAAAGTTTCAAAGCCCGCCATGCAAAGAACATAGCCAAAGGCAATATGTCTGCGGCGTACTGGGCGGATAAAGTGAAATGGTAGCCAAGACAAAATCCAAAGTAAACGCTGCTGGCAACTATACTAAGCCTGAGTTGCGTAAGCGGATTGTGTCGCAGGTTAAGGCTGCGGCGGTTCAGGGTACGGCTGCTGGTCAGTGGTCAGCCCGTAAAGCGCAGTTAGTGGCTAAGAAATACAAAGCGGCTGGTGGGGGGTACAAAGATTGAAAGCCCCGCAAAAGTCCCTTAAAGATTGGGGTGACCAGAAATGGCGCACTAAGAGTGGTAAACCGTCAAGTAAGACTGGCGAGCGGTATTTGCCAGAGGCGGCAATTAAGTCATTGACCCCCGCAGAGTATGCGGCAACGACCAAAGCGAAACGCGAAGGTAAAGCAAAAGGTCAACAGTTTGTAAAGCAGCCCGCTAAAATAGCGGCTAAGACGGCTAGACATAGATAGGAGAATTAAATGGCACGTTACCTACGAAATACTAAAGATGGGTTTATCTACGATTGGACTCCCATCCTTGCTGAGAACCCCTTGTGTGAAGAAGTCACAGAGGAGGAAGCATTTCCTGAGAAGTTCGTTCCTAAGAAACAGAAAGGCCGTAAGTCTGGCTTGGCATTGGAAACTCCAGTTGACGAGATCCCTGAGGCTCCAGTTGTAGAAAACGAAGAACTCAATGCAGATGCATCTAAGGGATTACCCGAATGATACTGAACGATGTAATCACTGAGGTTCGCAGGATCCTCCAAGACATCAACGCACCACAGCGTTATAGCGATGCGGTGCTGTTGGGCTTTGCCAATCAGGCACTGAAGCGGATTGCTGTCTTGCGTCCTGACCTCTTTGCTTACATAGGGGAAATCCCTACTACGGCAGGGCAAGTTCTTCAGTCAGCCCCATCTGATTCCATCCGAATCATGGAGATTTTCCAAGTCAAAGATGGTTCAGGGATTACTGAAACTAATCGTGAGGCACTAGATCAAACTTATCCGACATGGATGAATGATGCGGCCGCTGCAACAGTTAACTGGATGCGGCATACCCGTAACGCCAATCGGTTCTTTATTTACCCAAAAGCCCCCGCAAGTCAGGTACTGATCGGGGAATACGCTCAGACACCGCCGGTTTACACAGGTTCACAAACCGTAGCCTTACTGTCTGATGCCTACTTCCCTGTCGTTATTGATGCGACGGTGTTTATCGCTGAGTCCGTGGACAATGAGCATGTCAACTCCAATCGGGCGCAGTTGTTCCAGCAGTCCTTTACTCAGGCTTTGGGCGTTAGCGCTCAAGGTCGTGTCATTACTGACACTGAGGAAGGCGGGCTTACTAACGAGCAGGTGATCTAATGGCTACGCGTACATTCCTTTCCCTTGTAAATCGGATAGCCCCAAGTGTGCCGGGTTGCCCGCAGCCAATCATCCAGCAATATGTTCGTGATGCTGCGATTGAGGCGTGTGAGCGTACGCTTGCGTGGCGTTACGAGCAGCCGTTGATCCGGCTGACACCCGGCGTGTACGAGTATCCATACACTAATCCGTTACAGACTGAAGTCCATGCGTTCCTGACATCGAGTGTCAATAACGAGAAAGTGGATCCTGTAACTCTTGAGCAGTTGTACGCTGCTTACCCTGACTGGCCTAGTAATGACCCAGAAAAACGGGCTACTCCCCGTTTTATTTGCCAGTTAGACCCAGATAACTTTGTTCTTGCTCCACTACCTGACGCAACGGTGAACTATGATCTGAAGATGATCGTGGCTCTAAAGCCTTTGCGGACATCTACTGGCATGGATCAGAATGTGTTTGACGATCTTGAGAACGTGATTATGCATGGTGCGTTGCAGCACTTATTGGTACTACCAGATAAGAACTGGTCAGACCGCGAGTTGGCTTCGTGTGAGGAAATTATGGCCGTTGATGTCATCCGATTAGTAAAAGGCGATGAAAAGCCAGTTATCGTCCTCACTTTGACGGATGACATTACTGGTACGCCAATTGATCTGTCGTTGGGGACAACGACTGTTTCTGTAAAGTTCCGTGCTGCTGGTACAACTACGCTTCTATCTACAATAAGTTGTACGAAGTTAAGCGGCGGTACTACCGGTCAGGTGCAGTTTGACTTTCAGGGCAACGTGCTGAACGTAGACCCCGGTATGTATGAAGGCGAGATTGTGGTTGACTACAACGGTCAGTTGCAGACAGTGTTTGATACCCTGCGCTTTACAGTTAGGGCGAACTTCTAATGGCAAACATTCGAGTCGCTTACGCGCTATCGTCGGTACTACTAGCCACCCCAGCGGCGGCTACGGTATCTGCTGGCGTAAGTACATACTCGATCACAGCCTTAGCCCAACCTAACCAAGTTATTGCGGTTACGGCGTTTGTCGTACCGATGGAGTATTTGGAAGAACAGACTGTAACGATGTCTGATCTCCGAGTCTTTGACATTAACAAAGTCCTCATTGATGTAGTTACTGCAACGGATGTCAATAACGTAGCGTTTGATATTACGGCTACTGCTGTTGACTCGGTGGCTATTGTTGAGAACAGCGTCAAGATATTTAGTGGTACGGTAGACTTTGACCCATCTGACCCAGACGTTGACCCAGACCCAATTAACATCGCTGATGCGGATGTAAAAGGTATAGGGAAAACCCTAACAGAGGCGCTTACTGCATCCGATGTAGATGTCAAAGATATTGGGCAAGCCCCGTCAGACGCAGTTACCGCATCTGAAACAATCAACACTAAAGATGTTGGCAAGAGTTTGACTGACGCGACGGCCGCGGCGGACACGATTAATCAATTTAATACAGGCAAAGTTGTTGCTGATAGTGTGACGGTTGTAGAACTCTCCGCCAAAGTCGTTGACAAACCTGCGGTCGCTGATTCCGTAACGGCCACAGATGACTCATTCCGTTCCCCTGAACTGGCTAAGACTGAGGCGGTTACAGCCTCTGATGCATTTGGGCCATTCAATATAGGTAAAAACCCTAGTGACTCGGCTACGATTGTTGACGCAATCAATACTATCTCGGTCGATAAAGTCCTAACCGATTCAGTTACGATGACTGAGTTCGTGGCTAAGACCCCCGGCTATGCGTTTGACTATGACGTTACCGACGCTGACGCTGACCCAGATCCTGTCTCGATGGCAGATGCACAGGCGTTCAGCCTAGATACTACCCGTAGTGACTCGGTGTCTGCTACGGATGCGGCTGCTAAGAGTGTTACTAAGCCAGACTTGACAGACTCTGTGACTGGTTCTGACGCGATTGTGTTGGCAGCAAGCAAGGTACTAACTGACTCGGCTACGGCTTCTGAGTCTGCGGCGCTAAGCCCTGCTAAGGTTCTAACCGATTCTGTCTCTACTCCGACCGATGCCATCAACACATTTACAGTTGGCAAAGGGCTGACCGATACAGCGACAGCGACAGATGTTCTGAACCTGTTTGCGATCTCCAAGGTACTGACTGATTCTGTCACGATGGCTGAGTCGATCTCAACTACGCTAATCCTTGGGCAGACTACACCGCTCTATCCAGACTATGTGTCGATGGCTGACGGCAATGGCTTTGTGTTCCATCGCTACACAACGAACGTACCTGACTATACAGAGGTGTTAGGTGGCGCAGATAGTTTGCTGAACTCTGATTACATGCAGAGTGCAAGCGACAGTCATACGCACGAAAACTACACTGGCCTCATCAATGGCCCCGGATTATTACTCACCGCACCTTTGATTAGCGGTGAATTTATCACTTACGCTGATACCAGCGGCGCTGGATTAGTTGTAAACTTCCACTATACTGATGCGAGTGATCGCACTGTTGGTGGTTACTACTTCAACCAAACCCCGATCCTATAAGGAGAGAAAGATGTTTAACGATAATGTTAATGTGAAAGGTGAACTACGGATCACCGTGACTAACCCGGAGGGCAACGTCAAGCATGAAGTTGTTGTCCCCAACCTCGTAGTAACCGCCGGTAAAAACTTTATTGCCTCCCGCATGGAAGGTACTTCGTCCAATGTCATGTCACACATGGGAATTGGTACAGGTACAACCGCTGCGGCAGTTGGCGATACTGCTCTTGAAACTCAAGCCGGTCGTGTGTCTTTGACTTCAACTACTGTTACTTCCAACAGCGTAGCGTATGTGGCTACATTCCCTGCCGGTACTGGTACTGGCGCAATCACTGAGGCTGGCATTTTTAATGCTTCGTCTGGAGGCACAATTAGCGCGTTTGCCACGTTAGCGTCTGGTATTAATAACAGCGCTACAAGCATTACGCTGACTACCGGGCAGGGTGCGCGTTTCCCATCTCTGTCCGCAGGTGACTACTTCTTTGCTACGCTGATCGACACCTCCAACAACTTGGAGATTGTCAAATGTACGGCTCGTTCAACGGATGTACTAACTGTAACTCGCGCTCAAGAGTCTACAACGGCTCGTGCGTTTAGTACTGGTGATCGTATTGAGTTGCGGATTACAGCGCAGGGTATTGCTGATGCGTCTGGTAATTTAGCAAGCGGTGTTCTTGCTGTACCCGGAACTTCTTCAAGCGGCGCAATTGCACGACTTTATGAAGATACGGACAATGGTACAAATTACATTGGACTAAAGGCTCCGGCTTCTGTTGCAAGTAATCTTGACTTTACACTTCCTTCTGCGGATGGTACAGCGCATCAAATTTTGAAAACTGATGGTGCTGGCAACTTGGCTTTTGCTAACGCCGATAAAAGCATCCTCCCTACCGGGTCTATTCTACAAGTTGTTCAAACTACTAAAACAGATACTTTTACTACGACTTCTACCTCATTAGTGGATATTACTGGATTATCTGCGTCAATTACTCCTAGGTCGTCGTCCAATAAGGTTCTTGTACTGGTAGATTTGCATATTGGATATGACACTTATGCAGGAATTGTCCATCTTTTGCGTGGCTCAACAAAAATATACGCAGGAGACGGAGGTTTGACTCGTTGCGGTTTGTACTCTAATGCTTATGCTGGTGGTAGTGCTAATAGCCAATACCACCTCCTACCAGTAACAGCCATATGTTTAGATAGCCCGGCAACGACATCCTCCACAACTTATAAATTACAGACGGCTAATTTCGGTTCTGGTACACAAAGTGTTAATCGGACGAATTATGACATTAATGAATCTACCCGAGATGGAAGAACTGTATCGTCTATTACTTTGATTGAGGTGGCAGCATGAGTGATACCGCAATTTATAAACTATATCCGCAAGTTGTTTCTATTAACGCGGGTGTTGATGCTTACGACAAAGATGGTAAGTTAGTGCCTATTGATATGGAATTAGTTGCGGCTGAGGATGTAAAACTTGCAGCGCAGCGAAAACTTGATAATTGCAAAGACGAAGCCAAGAAGCGTATTGCTGCAACTGACTGGGCGGTACTGCCTGACGTTGGCCTTGCTAACGTCGCTGCGTTCGAGACTTATCGTGCGACTCTGCGTGGACTAATTAAAAACCCAGTTGCCGAACCGACTTGGCCTACTGAACCTGAGCCTATCTGGAGTTAATCATGGGAGTTAAAGTCGCCAATAATGCCTTCGGCACACTGAACGCTGGTATCACCAGTTCAGATACGACTATCGTACTGAACGCGGGTGAGGGTGCGCGGTTCCCAGCACTAACTACTGGCGACTATTTCTTCGCTACGCTGATTGACACAACAAACAATCTGGAGATTGTAAAGGTAACCGCCCGCAGTACTGACACGATGACGGTTGTGCGTGGGCAAGATGGTACAACTGGCCGTGCATATACAACAAACGACCGGTTTGAGTTGCGCCCAACAGCGGCGCTTTTTGATGAGTTTGCATCCCGTGCGACTACGGGTAAGGCAATCGCAATGGCAATTGTTTTCGGGGGATAAGATGGCGCATTTTGCTAGAGTCACCGCACAAGGGATTGTTGAACAGGTTATTGTTGCAGAGCAAGATTTTATTGACACTCTGCCTGACGCATCCTCTTGGGTACAGACTTCATATAACACACATGGCGGTGTCCACACTAACGGTGGAACACCCCTCCGAAAGAACTACGCAGGAATTGGGTACACCTATGACCCATCACGCGACGCGTTCATACCGCCTAAACCATATTCACAATGGGTTCTCAATGAGCAGACTTGCCTTTGGGATGCCCCAACACAGATGCCCAACGACAGTAAAAAGTATCGCTGGGATGAACAACTAGGTAACTGGGTCGAAGCACCCGATCAAGGAGAGTAACTATGGCAGCCCCTAATATCGTCAATGTAGCAACCATCACAGGTAAAACCGTTGGAGCAGCACTGACCACCTCTAGTGCTGACATCGTGACCAACTCCGCAGGTAGCGGCAAAGTCTTTAAGGTCAATGCGATTCTTGTAGCCAACGTCGATGGTACGAACAATGCTGATGCAACTGTTGGGTTCTACAACGCTGACAATACGACGACCTATAAGATCGCGAACACCATTACCGTCCCAGCCGATGCGACGCTTGATGTGCTGAGTAAAGCCATCTACCTAGAGGAAGGTGACAAGATTACAGCGCTGGCTTCGGCTTCAGGCGACCTTGAGATCATTGTGTCCTACGAGGAGATTTCGTAATGCCACATCCTAGTTCATCTTCTGCTGACGGAATTTGGAAGTTAAACGAAGTCCGTAACGCACTACGCGGCGGCGAATGGCCGCTGCAAACTTATTCTGTAGATTTTCTTGTAATTGCTGGAGGCGGTTCAGGTGGTGGTGCTTACAACAATGATAGCGGGACGGCCGGTGGAGGTGGCGCTGGAGGTTATCGATCATCTAATTCAACTTACGGAAATTCTGGTGGTGGCGCATCAGCAGAATCATCAATCACATTTAACATTGGAATCGTTTACACTATTACAGTTGGTGCTGGAGGGGCTGGTTCTACTGCTCAAACTAGCGGCCCCGGAAACAGCGGAAACAATTCATCAATATCCGGTACTGGATTAACCACTATCACATCAACTGGCGGTGGCCGAGGCGGCGGTGGAGATGTTGGCCTTGGTCAATCTTCTAGTGGTGGTTGCGGTGGCGGCTCTGGTGGCGGCGGAAATAGTGGCGCTGGAACAACAGGACAAGGATTCAAAGGAGGAGAAACCGGAACTTCCTCTTCTGGCGGTGGCGGTGGAACTGCGGCAGCCGGAGTAAATGGAACAACACAACAAAGTGGTGGCGGTGGAAACGGTACTGCATCAACAATTACCGGATCATCAGTAACTCGCGGTGGTGGCGGCGGTGCTGGCGGAGCCGATGCCCCAACCACACGCGGACTTGGCGGGACTGGTGGCGGTGGAAATGGTGGTGTTGATCATGCTGCGGGCAATCCAGCCGGTAGTGCTGGATCGGCAAACACCGGTAGCGGTGGTGGAGCGCAAGGCGCTTGTTCGCAAACAAATCCATCAACAACATCTGGTGCTGGTGGTTCTGGCGTTGTTATTTTAAGAATGCCAACTGCAAAATACACAGGAACCACTACTGGATCACCAAGTGTTTCAACATCCGGTTCAGACACAATTTTGGTTTACAACTCATCTGGCACTTATACAGCATGACAACCAGACGACCTCTCGTAATGTTTCCTAACGGAGCGCTTGCTCGTTGTGAGGAAGTGCCGCCTGAAGGCATTTTAGTTATTGAACCTGAAATTATAGAGCCGGACTTACCTCCGGTAATTGACCAAACCCAAGCAGTAATGGAGGCCGAAAGTGGCAACAACAACGCATGAATTAGAGGTGCAACTGACCTCGCATGAAGCCGTTTGTGCAGAGCGGTACAACACCTTTATCCAGCGCGTTGATCGGCTGGAGTCTCTAATGATTAAAACCGCCGGTGCTTTGATAGTCGGTATGGCGGGTATCCTTGTGGCTATCGTTCTTAAAGGAGTATGACCATGCCCGGAATGATGAAGAAACCTGCTGCAAAGAAAGTCGCCGCTAAACCAATGGGTTACGCCAAAGGTGGTATGACTTTCAAACCTTGCCCCGGCTGTCCTAACGCTGCAAAGTGTAAGGCAATGGGCAAGTGCATGAAAAAAGGCAAGTAGTAACGCACTTATCAGGGACGGGAGATGAATCTTGAGTCAGTTACCAGATCCGGGAAGTCCGGCCGAAGTTGCACGCTTAGCCCTTGGCGGTATCAAGGAAGCAATAAAGGTTGGTCGGGAAATCAAACAGACTGGGGCCGAGGTCAACTCCTTCCTTGATGAGGAAGCACGAGCAAGGATTGCGTGGAAAAAGAAACAGTTACAACTTGAGCGTCGTGGTGATTTGGTCTTTGTTGATGCAGCCACAGAGTATCGTGAGGTACGAAAGATCAAAGATGCTGAAGAACAGATGTATAAGAACATAAGTATTGAGTTTGGTAAAGCCGCAGTAGGAGAAGTAAAAGCATTAGTTGCACAAATGCGTAAGGAACGGCAGACGCTTGACCACGAGTTTCAGCGGATGCGGGCCGAGGAGCGATTAACTTGGATCCTTATATTCCTATTTGCCGGAATTGTTTACGGGATTCTTAAAGCAACAGGGGCATGGTAATGGCAGAAGAAAAACTTAACGCAAACGACACACTATCTAAAGTGTTGGCGTACGTTGACTCGCCGTTCAAGTTATTCGCCCTGATTATTATGGCTGTGTTAGCGTTCGCTGGTTACTTCGTTTACGACAATCGGGAACTAATTGTAGGCACTTATAAAGAACATCAGAAACTTCCGCAGATTGCTGAAGGCCGAGTAGACGATGCGGCTACTCATTTGTTCAAGCATACAGGCGCTCAAGTAGTCGCCATATTTAAGGTAAACCCTATTACTAATAGTCGGGTGTTGTTCCGTGCCTATACAAAAGAAGGGCGGGACAAGACAGTTGAAGGATTAGATGTTGGGTTGTTTAGCGGTAACGCTAACAACAATAAAGATGTAGTAACCATGATGGCGAATGAAATCCCATGTGGCGAGTACAAGGTTGCTCAGTCTGAGATTGGGCTTTGGTATATAGAGAAGGGCATGACTTTTGGCTGTCGGATAAGTATTCCTCCTGAGCATGATCGGTTTATTGGGCAGATTACAGTTGGTTGGGCTACACCTCCTGCTAACTTAGAACAGACTAAGGCTATGTTACAGATTGCTTCGGCCATACTAGCAAAGGAGAAAAAATAATGTTTCCAATAGCCGCACTACTATCGATTGGCGAAAAGGTTTTAGATAAGGTATTGCCTGATCCAGAGGCAAGGGCTAAAGCCCAAGCCACACTTCTTGAAATGCAGCAGAAGGGCGAACTTGCCCAACTGCAAGCGGACATGAATGAACAAGATAACCTGACCAAACGGGCTGAGGCTGACATGAAGTCGGACTCGTGGTTGTCTAAGAACATTCGCCCCATGACACTGGTATTTATTCTTGTGACATACACTGTCTTTGGCTTGATGTCGGCATGGGATATTGAGGTAAATCAAAACTATGTCGAACTGCTTGGGCAGTGGGGCATGCTAATCATGTCGTTTTATTTCGGCGGTCGTACCCTTGAGAAGATCATGGATATGAAGTCTAAGGAGAAAAAAGATGCAACTGACAAGTAATTTTTCCTTAGCCGAACTGGTTAAATCTGAAACAGCGTTGCGTCACGACATGGACAATACGCCGGGGGAGACTGAAATTGAAAATCTTAAGCAACTATGTGAACAGGTTCTTCAGCCTGTTAGAAACCATTTCCAAACGGGGGTCAAAGTCAACTCCGGTTTCCGCCACCCCGAAGTCAACGCCAAAGTCGGTGGCTCCAAAACCAGTGACCACTGCAAAGGGCAAGCGGCGGACATCGAAATCCCCGGCATCCCGAACGCGGACTTAGCCATTTGGATCATGGATAACTTACAGTATACGCAACTGATTCTTGAGTTCTATACTCCGGGTATCCCTGATTCAGGTTGGGTGCATGTGTCATATGACCCTGCAAATTTGAAGAAACAAAACCTAACGGCTGTCAAGAAAGACGGCAAGACGGTTTACTTACCCGGATTGGTTGCCTAATATGGCCGCAGTAAAGATCGTTAAGTTCCTTGGGGAAGCACCGAAAATCGCTTCGGAGTTGCTGCCGGATGCGGCCGCTCAGTTGGCGTTTAACACCAAGTTATATTCAGGCGATCTGATTCCCTACCGTGCGCCGTTTCAGGCTGGTAGCGTTGGTCGTACTGGCACAATAAAAACTTTATACGCATTACGCACTCCCGGTACAGGGGTGCTAAAGTTTTTGACTTGGCTCAATGATGTGGATATTGCCGTGGCTTCTGACTCTAACGACGAAGAACAACGGTTCTACTACACCGGCGATGGTGTGCCTAAGGTATCGAACTACGAACTGGCTACCGCTACTGGAGAGCCATACCCAAACAACTATTACTATCTGGGGTTACCGTTACCTACGACAACGCTTACTACAAGCGCAACATCTTTTACCCAAAAGACCACAACCTCCTACGCTCGTGATGCTGGTAACACTGCCACTATCATTACCTCTGCTGCTCATGGATTGCGTACTGGTAATATCGTTACGATCAGTGACTTTACAACGACTACGGGTAAGACCTTTAACGCTACCAACGTCGAGGTAACCGTAGTCAATAGCACGACCTTTACTTACTTTAACCCCGGTTCAGCAGTCTCAACTACGGCTGACTCGGCTGGTCGTGTCTCACTGGCTGGTAATACTCAAACCCGTACTTATGTGTTTACTTGGTACACCCCGTGGGACGAGGAGTCGATTGCCTCTGAGCCATCTACGGCGCTTTATATTAAAGAGGGGCAGACGGTTACTGTTACCGGATTGCCCACGGCTACCCCTTCGGCTAACTACTTTGTTGGTGGAGTACGGCTGTATAGAACTTTACCTTCGACTTCTGGTACGGACTACTACCTACTTAAGACCCTGTGGTTCCCAATTGCGACTGCCACAGTTAGTCGAACCGCCAATGTTTCACGCGTTAAACTACAAAAACACCACAACTTAGTGGTAGATGATCGCTTCAAACTTAGTGGTTGCACTGATACATCGTTTAACATTACAGACGGTATAGTTACCAGCGTCATTGATGACTACACTTTTGAGTACGCTCAGACGGCTGCTACTACGGCTACAACGGCTGATACTACCGGCACGCTCTACCACGATGTCTCTGAAAATCCTCCGACTTCTACCGCCCGTTATTGGGGTGATGGGTCATATGACTTTACTGATGACTTTGACTCTACCTTGCTCTTTGATGTACTGCTTACGGACGACTACGATCCTCCACCGGCAAACTTGCAAGGTCTTACTGCGGTGCAAAATAACATCTTGGTGGGATTTACTGGCAACAAGTTGTACTTCTCTGAGCCGGGACTACCCCATGCATGGCCGGAAAAATACGCCCTAACTTTCCAAGACGAGATCGTTGGGATTGCCGCCACTGCGGGATATGTCCTTGTTTTGACTGAGGAGTATCCATACCAAGTTTCAGGTAACAACCCTGCGACAATGGCGTTTGCCCGTATTGACACCCTACTTCCTTGTGTATCTAAACGGTCAATCGTCAACATGGGTTATGGCGTAGCCTACGCTACCTATGGGGGCATGGCGCTTTACAACCCGTCTGCCGGTATGGATGTAATGACCAAACTGGTTCACGACTGGGATACATGGAACGAAGCCCTTGACCCTTCTACCATTGTGGGTAAGTTCTACAACGGCAAGTACTTTGGGTCGCATGCGCTGAACTCATTTATCTTTGAGCGGGATGACCGGATCGGTGGTTACTTTGTTCAGATTAACTATAAGTTTACAGCCTCGTGGTACGACCCACTAACCAATGATTTCTACTATATTGGGGATGGACTAGGTAACCTGTTCAAGTGGGATTTAGATACTCAACCCCTTGCTTCGATGGAATGGAAGTCCAAGACTATTATTACCAAGGACTTTTTGAACCTTGGCGCAGCACGGGTTATTGCTGACTACGCTACTCCAGATGCTGAGACTGAGGCTATTACAGCCTACAACAACGGTGTTCCTGCCTATAACGCTCAGGTCTGGGAGGATTACTCTACCCCCACACAAACAGCCTCATACGCCCGTAACGCCAACGTGGCGACCATTGTTACTGCAACGCCGCATTTGCTGGCTACTGGTTCAAAAGTTGACATCTCTGGATTTACTGGCGGCACGGCTTCAGGGTTTAACGCACAGCAAGTTGAGATCACTGTTGTAAATTCAACGACCTTTACCTTTGCCGATGTTGGCGCTACGGTCAGTACTACCGCAGATACTTCTGGTACGGTTATCTGCCTAAAAGGTCTTGGGGATATGAATGGCCCTTACGACCGCACGACTTCGCTTGGGATTCGGATTGCCAACGACGGTACGCTGAACTCTACGGTGATTAACGGGGATAACCTTACACGGTCGTTAAAGGCAACTCCGGGTACTTTACCAATCACATTTAAGTTGTGGGTTGACAAGCAGTTGGTTTTCCAAGCCACCGTTAGCAGTGACGATGTGTTCCGTCTGCCTACGGGGTATCGCTCCGATACCTTTGAGGTGGGTGTGTCAGGCTCGGCACGGGTGCGTGCGATCCACATTGGTGAAACTCCCTATGGACTGAGGACAGCATAATGCCCGGACGATTTACAGCCATCCCTGCCGTGCCGACTGGTCTTAACGAGTGGCAGAACCAGTTGTCCAACACCATGAAAGAGAACGTGGAGTTGCTCTGCGGTATCCGGGGGGAAGGGGATTTAGCAAGTCGGGCGGTTGTGCGGTCTGACATCACGGTAAATGAGGCACGAGAATTAAATATGAAACGTGTCACAGCCGAAGGTAAAGGGTATACTATTAGCGGGCAAAACGTAGCAGATCTGGACGACTATGCAAAGTTGATTCTAAATGTCCAAGAACTTGCAAACGACGTTGCCTATTTGAGGTCAGTGGTTAATACCATGATCGTACAATTGAAAGGGTAAGTTATGGCTAGGGCTGCGAATCCGGTTTTATCAATTCTAAATATGCAACAAAAGGCTCCGGCTGCGCTTCCTCAGCCAGCCGAACCTACTGTCGCTGGCCCAGCACAAACAAATCTGAGCAGTGTCCCTGCTCCCACGATGACTCCAGCGCCATCTGCGCTGCCTACTGAGTTACCTGTTTCTACTGACTCACTTGATCTACCCGCGTCTCTGACCGGCCTTATGGGGTCTGGATCCCCGCAAGTTGCTGTTAACGAGCGTGCCATTCAATCTTTTCCTATGGGGACTACTGCCGTGAACCCACAATTTCCTGCACTCGACTTCAGACTTCAACCCACATACGCTCAAGGCGGCATGGTCGGACAAGGCGGTGCGCCTGTACGCCCCGCTGGTATGAATCCTCAAACTCAGTCGCAAGAGAATATGTCTCCGCAAATGATTGAAATGCAGATTCAAGAGTTTATGCGTACACAGCCACAAGCCGTGGCTCAAATTCAACAAGCCATTATGGCTGGTTATCAGACGGGTGAATTGACTCCTGAAGAAATGAACCAAGGTGGTCAGTTGGCTATGACTGCTCTACAAAATCCTGACATGTATCCGTATCTGCGTCGCTTTGCAATTCAGCAAGGACTTGCTTCTGAACAAGATCTTCCTACTGACTTCGATCAAGGTCTAGTTATTACGATCATCATCGCTTTCCGTGCTGCTCAGCAAATGATTGGGCAGATGGGTATGGGTGGCAGTATGGGTACTGCTCCAATGATTAACCCTGCTGAACTTCCTCAGATGCGTGACGGCGGTGTTGTTACTGCTGGTGACCACGCTGCAATGGGCGGTAAAGTAAAAGGTGCTGGTACAAGTACTAGCGATAGTATCCCCATCCGTGTGTCCGATTACCGCTGATGACATTTACACACTTGCTTTACAAGGCAAGTTTTATGTTTTTGTTGTCAAGAATGATAAGTGCATCTCACCTGACGTTAAGTTGGTGGTTGTCCTTGAAATTGTCCAATACCCAAGGTTACCGGCTATGAACATTTTGGCTCTTGCTGGTTCAGATCTTGAATACTTCTACGAGAAGTTTTGGAAGAAGTTGTGTGGTTGGGCTTATATGAACAGCGTCCGCGCTATTGAGGGATGGGTATCCCCAGCAATGGAGCGGGTGATTTCCCGATATGGATTTAAGCATGTGTATACGCACATGCGCTTTGACTTAATGGAGGCTTAAATGTCTATTACCACTCGCGCCCCGTATGGGTTTGAACTTGAGTACATGCCAATCGATGCTTTTGGTGGTGCTAACCCGCACAAACTAAACCCCATCGCATACTCGCTGATGCACAAACAACCTACACTGCATGGCGGTGGCGGTGGTAATGTGTTCAAAGCCGTAGTGGCAGTGGCCGCAGCCGTGGCTGTTCCTTATTTTGCTCCGGCAATTGCTTCTTCTATCGGTCTGTCAGGTGCAGTTAGTACTGCCCTAGCCGGTACGTTTGCGGCAGGTGCGTCTGGTGCGATTGCTGGCGGTATCGTAGGTGCTGCCCTTGGTGCTGTGGCGGCTAAAGTAACTGGGCAAGACGCAGGTCGTGGCGCATTATTCGGTGCTATCGGTGGTGGTATCTCTGGATACCAAGGAATTAACTCTGCTACGGGTGCGCTCAACGCTCCCGCTGGTGCTGCCTCTACTACTGGCGCTGGCGCTCAAGCCCCTGTTAGTGCAACTTCAGGGTTCACACCTTCTTATAACGTAGAAACTGGTCTGTATGATGTTGTTGACAAATCCACTGGTCTGGCTGTTCAAGGTGGTTTAGACGCACAAGGTGCTGCACAAACTGCTTCTGATCTTGGCGCACAACTGTCTGGTTCATCTGGCCCTGCTTATCGAATGGGTACACAGACTTTTGATGATGGATCGTCTATTCAAACTTTAGGTGATGGGTCAACCATCGTTACAAATACTGAAGGACAAATAGTTTCAACGACTCCTTCTGTTGCTGGTGCTGAAGGTGCTGGGCTTAATACTGCTACTGCTCCTACAACTCCTGCTGCACCTACGGTTTCTTCTCAAACTGGTGGCGCACAAACTCCTGCTGCTGGCCCACAAACTGCTGGTTCGTCAGGCACACTCACCGAGCGTTTTGTTGAAGGTGCTAAGAAAGCCGGTAGTGAAATTGTTAAATCAGTCACTGATCCTAAGAAACAGGCTGACTTCCTCTTGCGTGCTGCTGGTCAGATCGCCGGTACTTATGCTGCACCTGATGGTATGTCAGATGAAGAAAAACAATTGCTTAACCAACAACGTCAAGAACTTGAGACACTTCGCACCACAAACCAAGAACTGTTCAAAGAGAAACTTGATGCAGCCCGTTCACTGGTTCAAGGCGCTAACTACTTTGACCCTGAGTATTTTGGTCTCCAGCGTGCGCGTCAAGTCCAACAGGCTGGTGCTAGGGTTGAGCGAGAGACACTCGGTAAGATCCCTCAGGCTAGAGCAGGTTTGCGTGAATCTGAGCAACGCCGTATCCGTCTAAGCACTGGGCGTGATGTTGGTACTGCTTACGATACTGGATTCCTTGGCGCTGTCGATGCACAGAACCGTGCGAAAACTGCTGGGTTAAATCTCTACCCAAGTGCATCAAGTCTTAGCACTATGGGCTACGCACAGAATTTACAGAATATGTATAACACCGCTGACGAACGCAAACGCCGATCAATTAAAGAAACACAAGGTCTGTTTGGTACGGCTCTTGGTTAAGGAGTAGATCATGGCTGCTCTAAATTTTGGAAATATCGCGGCTGGAACCGAGTCGTTCTATGCTGGCATGGACTTAGCCTCAAAACGGCGACAAACCGAGCGTACGGAAGAACGTGATGTTATGGCGCTTGAAGCGCTACGCCGTCAAGAAGCACTGCGTCAGCAACAAGCCAACGCTCCTGCACCAGAGGCAGTTACAACTGGCGACTTGTTGGGTGTAGGTCAACAACAACGTATGGATGTTGAGCAAATTGCTCCTCCTGCTGCACCTGCTGCACCTGCACCGTCTGGGCCAAACCAATTCTCTGGGGCAGTTTCTCCAGAGACACGACAGGCTGTAACTCAGGCTCCAGCAAATGTACCATATGGACAGATGGTTCCTAATCCGTCAGCCAATCCGCGTGAACTTCAACGTGCTACGGAGATGGCAAACCTAAACAGGATGCGGTTAGATACTATTAACAATACGCTTAAGCGTACTGATATACCGCCTAATGCTCGTAGAAGTCTTGAGCAACAACGTGACTTGTACCAACAACGCTTAACGCTGAACGAACAAGTTATTACTCGCAATCAGCCTACCATTGACTTTGGTCGTGAGGGGCGTAGCAGTGTAATACGAGAGTCTACCCCTCAAGCAGTTAGTCAGTCTGCTGTTCAGTATGACAGGATTAATACGCCATATGACGATGTGATGACTAAGGCTGCTCAACAGTACGGTATTGATCCCGTGGTATTCAAGCGGTTGATTGGTACTGAGTCGTCGTTCAAAGCCGATGCAATTAACAATGTCAATGGTAAGCCTGTTGCTTTTGGTATCGCACAGATTTACACAACCAACATAGGTACAAAGCAAGGACAGATTAGCCAAGCCGACGCAATGGATCCGCTAAAGGCTATTCCTTATGCAGCGCAACTATTTGCCCAGTACCTTAAAGAAGCAAACGGTAACTACGAACAGGCTTTGTACCGCTATAAAGGTGCAACTTCTGTCGGTGGTCGTGCGGCTATGGCAAGACCGATTGCTACCATTTTGTCTGGTATTGACCAACCGGGTGTTGCTCCTGTACAAGTGGCTGCTGCTCCCGGCACAACTACTACTGATGTAACTGCTCCGACTATTGGTGCTGCACCTGCCGCTGCTCCTGCTCCCGGTGTGGCAACTACTCCTGTGGTTGCTGGCCCAATTGCATCTGCGGCTACTCCGGGTGTTAAACAAACTAAAGAACCAAAAAGCCCAACGTCTTATTATCTTGCTAATACTGATGCTATTACTGGCGATCAAAAACTTCTTAGCGACCAATACCAACGTGTCCGCACTGATGCAATTCGTAAGTTCCAGATGTATCAGAAGGCAGGTATGGGTGCTGAGGCTGAGTTGGTTCGAGATCAGATTAGCCAGTTAGATAATTCTTACCGTGATGGCAATCGACTTTTACAAGCAATGGGTACAGTCTATCAACTAGAGTATGCCAACGATCCTCGTGGTGTTTCAGCAGCCATGAGTTTTTATGTTGGGCAACCAGTTGCGTTCCAGCCTCGCTCGGATGGTAACTTTAATATGTGGGTCAATGGGCAAAAAGTTGGAGAGCCTATGACTAGGGCGCAGATTCGTGATGCTGCCCGTGAGATGTTTGATACGAAGTACCGTGAGGCTAAGATTGCTTCGCAGTCTGAACTTGGCATGTTTGCCGCTAAAGAAGGTGTCAAGGGTCAAGTTACTGCTGCTACAAAACGTGATGAGATCCAAGCCAATATGATTAAAGATGTAATGGTTGAGACCACTAAGGGTAACTTTAACCTCAAACAAGAAGCCATGAAACAAGGATGGACGGCTAAACCTGATACTGCTACTGGCACTTGGGTTATCGTACCTCCTGCGTATCTTGGAATACCGCCTTATATTTACAATCCTACTGGTACTAAGACAGTCGTTGATGGAGTTGAAATACAGAGTAATGCCGCAGTTCCTATTGCTGGCTTGCCTTCTGCAATACAAATGGCTAGAGGTAAATAATGGCTAACTCCCCCTTCGCAAGTCCTGCATTTGAATCAATGGGGCTTACCGATGCCCCACAACCATTTGCTCCCTACACACCCACCTCAGGCGTGGGGTTGGGGAATCTTGGCCCGTCGCTTACCGACATGGCTGCATTGGGGGAGCGGTTAGTTAAGGTTAACGAGTTCCGTCTGCCTGATATTAAACAACCGCCGTCGATTGCCTTTAGCCCATCAAAGAACCAGTTGTTTGTTAATGGCATGCGGTTCTCTGCGGACGATGCTACCTCTGCGCTAGAGGCTGAGTCGTTAGCCGGTGGCCCCGGTACTGGTTTACCTACCGATACGGCTGACTGGGTTCCACTTAGTCAACAAGCCTATGGACAGTTCCTTCAGTCTATTAAGAACCCATCAACCGGAAGGTTGATGAAAAAGAACTTTGGTCGTGGCGTTGACTCGCTTCAGATGATCGCTGGTGGTGCGATCCAAGGTATCGGTGATTTGACTGGTATCCAAGGACTTGAGACTGCTGGTAAAGATATTGTGCTGCAACAAATTGCAGACCTGAATAAGACTGCACCATTCCAGCGTGAGTTCTCTGAGATTGATAGCGGATCTAAAGCATGGGATTGGGCGATGGCTTCGCTTGCACAGGCTGGCCCAAGCCTTCTTGAGTCTGTTGCCGTGGCTCTAGGTGGCGCTGCAATTGGTACTGCAACAGGTGGCCCTGCCGGTACAGTCGGCGGTGCAGTTCTTAGCGTTGGTGCAAAAGAAGCAGTCAAGCAACAGATCAAAGCCGCTGCCCTAAAGAAAGCACAAGTGGGTTGGGCTGGGTTAGAGGTAGCAGAAAAAGCCTTACTCAAACGAGCCGCTGCGGCTACTTATGCCGCTGGTGCATCACTGGCTTCTAACTATGTTGCTGGTTTCGGTGAGTCTTATTTAGCCACTGAAGAAGCAGGTGTGGCTAACCCTTACGCAGCCTTGCTTGCTGCCGCCCCATACGCCGCACTTGAAAGTCTCCCAGAGTTCTTGCTCTTTACTCGGTACATGGGTAATAAACTCCCTGCCGTTACTGCGGGGACTACCAAACTTAAAGCCGCTGGACAGCGTGGAGCATTAGGTCTAAGAGAAGGCGCTCTCGGTACTGTGGCTGAGGGTCTGACTGAAGCAGGACAAGAATTAGTTACGGGCGCACTTGCGCCTATTGTGGCTGGTGGTGAAGCAGCCCCTGACCTTGCATCCCGTGTGCTTGAAGCCGGTGCGGCTGGTGCGATTACTGGCACGGCTGTTGGCGGGGCATCTGGACTCTTGCGTGGTCGTGCTAAAGAAGCCATTCCCACAAATAAACCAACTAACTTATTGGAACAAAAAGCAGGGCCAACATCGACTGCGCTTACAGTCGTTTCTCCTGCGGCAAACATGCAAGGTGGCTCCGTACAAACTGGTGGGGTAGGTCAAGCCAACGACCTTATCGGTGGTATTGGTTCTGATAGTGTGGTGCGTCCTCGCACAGCAAGCGAACGCCCTTTCTTTGGGCAGGTTACCCCCGGTGACTTTGGCCCGCAAGGTGTTTTAGACCTTGGCCCATCCACAGTAGGTGAGGTGCGCCAGCGCAGTATGAACGTAGGTGAACAAGCGCCCCGTATGGTTTGGAATGAGACTACTGGGCAGTACGAACAACAGGCTATAACACCCCCTCCTTCTGACCGCTTGGCTTTGCCAGCACCAACATTTGTTAATCCAAATCAAGGTGTATTGCAGTTTGGGTCAGAAGCCCCCACTGGTATCGGGTTTACTAATCAACAAACGTCAGTCAATCCGATCATGGAACAGCAGATGAACTTGGCGCAAAGTCGTCAGGCTCAGGCACAAGCCCAACAACAAGCGGCTGCACAAAGACAGGCAGACCTCGACCGCCTCGGTAACATTGCCGCAGCGCAACGTCAGTTAGACTTGGCTGCCCAAGCACCTACCGAAACTCCTGCTCCTACCCCTGCGCCACAGCCTATGCCAATGGTTCAAGCGCAACAGCGTGCGCCTAGGCAGATTTCTATGTTTGACCGTGGTCAGCCTTTGGCTGGCACACCTCGCCCTTCACGAGGCGAGGGCTTGCGTCGTGGCATTGGAGTACCTGTTGCCCCCGCTTTGACCGCAGATCAAATTGCTATTCCGGGTTTACCCGCACAGACACAGATCCCGTTGTTTACTCAGCGTGGTCAGCCATCGGTAGCAGCACTCAAGAGCGTAGCCAAACCACAGAAAGTTGTCCCAACAGTTGAGCAGGGTGCTGCAATTGCTAAGCCAACAGGCAAGGCGGTTACTCCAGCCACTGCCGCTAAAGCACGCAAAGCCGAAACTCTTAAGTCCAGAACAGGTACGGTCGAGTACGAGGACGGTGCTATATACACTGGGCAACTAAAAAATAATGAGCCAAACGGTACGGGCGCAATGACTTACCCTGATGGTAGTACTTACACCGGTCAATGGAAGAACGGTACTACCAATGGTCAAGGTAGGTTTGAAGATATAGACGGAACCGTTATGGAGGGTAAGTTTACAAACGGTGAGTTTGAGGGTGAAGTACAAAAACCTGCCAAGCAAAAGAAAGGGAAACAAGATGCCGTTCAAAAGCAAGGCGCAGCAAGCGTATCTCTACGCAAAGGAACCAAAACTGGCGAAGAAGTGGGCAAAGAAGTACGGCGTACCAAAGAACCTGCCGGAAAAGGTCAAGCCCTCAAAAAGCAAGACGAAGTAACTGCTCCTAAGAAAGGAGCCGCACTAAAAAAGGGTAGGGCTGCTGCGGCAGCCGCTCCAGCAACTGACACAGACGAAGCAAGAAAACTGCGTGAAGCACAGATTGCCGAGGCTGTTCGTAAATTAGCGGAAGAAAAAGCCGCCGCAGCCGCAGTTGTAACCACCCCACCTCCGACACGGCGCATGCCGCCCAAAGATCAGACATCCCGCGAGTTGATGGAAGATTTGATGCGGTCGGTTGAGGAAACTAAGTCTGAGTCAGAGAAAGTAATTAGCCTTCTTGGTGTGATGGAGTACGCCTATACCCCTGACTCTAATGACCGCAAGGCTCAATTGGATGTTGAGGCTAAGGCTTTCCTTGATAGCGTTGAAAAGGATGCTGTCTTTAAGAAGGCACTGGTCAGGTTCTTGCGTACCCAAAGTGCTACTGAAGGAGAGACCTCGGCTACGGACAAGGCTGGTAATCAAACGCCATTGTTCCAAATGATTATTGCTACTGACCTGCTTGAAAAAGCCAAGCAGATTATGAACCTGCAAAATGTGCCAGCCGAATATCAGAACGAGGCTATTGGCAATACCCCAGTTACGCCGGATAAAGATACGATCAAGGATAACTCTGCGATCAAGTTGTTAGACTATATCAGGGACATTAATACCCGCACTGGCTTTGGACAGACTGTTGACGCTCAAGCCAAGATGCTCATTAAGTTGACTGAGATGTGGGCGCAGGTACGAAAAGATGGGCTGCAAGCCTTTGTGGCCTACGCAAACAAGCCAATATCGGCTTACTTCAATCCTGACGGTACACCTAGGACTGTTCAAGTCAACAAGACGTGACTTGGATACGGATGTTGACCCCGATCTAGTAGCGGCTGAACAAGAAGAAGTCCAAGCAAAGGGTAAAGGCAAGAAGAAAAAAGAAGCACCGGGTGAGTACACCCCACCGTTCTCGTTGGATGACTGGAACGGGTTTGGTCGTAAGCCCAGTGGCTTTGACTCTGGTCGTTACAAGCGGGATGATGGCAGTCCAATTACCTCCCCGCTGCCGCTGCTGAAGGTACGTCAGACAATCAGCAACTTCTTGTCACGTCTTGCTCGCAAGCCCAGTGTATTTACCTACGCTAATCAGGCTGACCTGAAGGCACGCAACCCTGAGTTGTACGCCCGTGCTGTGGCGGCTCGCCCACAAGGTGACTTCGACACGGTATCGGCTGCGGGCTATTCGTTTGGTGATGGCAACGTCATTATCTTTAGCGACCGCATTGCAACAGACCAACACTTAAAGTTTGTACTTGCCCATGAAACGATGGGTCACTTCGGTTTGCGTGGCATCATCCCTGCCAATAAGTTCGATGCCCTGATGGAGCGTCTGTACCAAGAACATCCATACATGCAAAGTGCCGTTGATGCGGCGATGGATGCTGAGGGGATGTCCCGTGCTGAAGCCGTTGAGGAATACTTGGCTGACTATGCCGCCTCGCTAGATACCAGTATCGTGGCTAAAGTATGGAACGCCATCAAGGGATTCCTAAACCGCATCGGCTTCCGTTTTGGCGATGAGGCAGTACGCTACCTCGTCAGTCAAGCCCGTGCCTACAACCGCACTGGTAATCCCGGCATAGCCTTTGATGTGTCCGACGTTATCAAGCGCCTGTATGTAGTGGAGTACGGCAAGATTACAAGTGGAACAGGTCGCTTTGCTACGGCTGGTGACTACTACGCCGACAACCGTATGGCTGGTCTAATGATTGACACCATCGGTGGCGTACCCAAAACATTTAATGAGTCTTGGGAGTACCTCAAGGCTCAGGGCGTAGACAGTCTGGCTTCTTACGATAAGTTCAAAGCCACCTTCTTGAGCCTACTGAACTACCGCGCCCGTCTTAACCCCGGCATGAACGAGTTGGAAAGAATCATTGACCAAGGTCGTGACATTTCCATGAGCATCAAGGTTAAGAACAATGAGAAGTTGCGTAAGGTTCTAGGCCGGTCAATCGACCTTGGCCTTGTTGAGTTCAGTGGTACTACGACTGAGCAGACCAAGCGGATTAACGAAGCCCTCTATGCTGGTCAGCGTTGGGCAGTATCTCGTATTGACCGCCTAAGCGAACTAGGTAGCGCACCTCTCTATACCTTTGACGACAACGGCAACCTACTGGCTAACCAACTAGAGATCAACAGGCTCGCCAAGCAGGGACAGATTACGTTTGAGATGATGCGTGACGGGTTTGACTACACTGTGCTTGTCCCTGAGGGTGACAAGATGGTAGAGAAAACTGAGCGCTTTGCTGGCTATAAGGACATTACCGAGCAAAGCATTGAGTGGACTGGATACTTATCCCTCCGTGAATCAGTCAATGATGTGGAGTTGCAACTACTTCGGGCTAGATACCTAGGCGCATTTGCCGAGCGTGGCAACGCCTACCGTGAACTTGGCGAGTTAATGACTGACGGAAAGCAGATGTCTAAGGACTCACAGACTTTCCTTGACCGCATGATTACCAAGTACCGTGACATTTACACGGACAAGATTACCCTTGACGAGCGTGGTTATCCTAAGTTTGACACTGAGTCCATGACACTGGGTAACGAGTTCCTTGTTGCACTGAACAAAGCAATCGCCGCAAGCGCAGTTGACCCTGCCCAAAAGCAAGCCGACATTGATGGGTTCAAGGCTTTCTTCAAAGGCAAAGAGGCTGATGATGCAGTGAAGTCTTTGGAAGCAATGCGTAAGGAAGTCAGTATCACACCTGAAAATAAGTTTGTGATTCAGAACCGAGTCAAGCAAATTGTTCTCTCTGACATATCCGCTAAGGATGCCGACCTGTTTACTAAGCGTTCGTTGGCTACCGGGTATACCCCTATCTTGCGTGAAGGTCAGTACCAAGTTCGGGTACAAGTTACTGATCCTAAGACTGGTCGCCTCCTACGCCCACGAGATTCCTATCGTGAGCAGTTCGTGTTCTCGCAGATGGAAACACCTAGCGAAGCCCGTGCTATGGCAGACAGCGTCAACGATTTGTTTGAGGATAAAGACTACGAGATCGAAGTCTATGACGAGAACACCCAGAGTTTTGTGGTTAAGAAGGTCAGGCTAGAAGCCATCCACGAAGCCGCCCTTGATGCTATTGCTGCACCGCCAGAATTAAACTACAACGACTTTATCCGTGGCTTGCGCCAGTTCGACGTTGCTCTGAATCCTAAGAAGATGGAGCAGATCACGGTTGCCCTTACCCGTCAGAACAGTTCAGCCCGTAACCGCTTGCAGCGTGCCTTTACCCCCGGCGATAAGCGTGATGGCATTATGGCAATCTCCCGTCATATCGAGTCCCGTGCATCCACCGTGGCTAAGATGATGATGCGCCCTCGTGTTAGTGAGTTGATGAACCTCAGCCTTGGCAGAACCCAACGCTTGTGGAACGGAGACAAAGCACTGCTCGAATCCTTGCGTGTAACTGCTGACCGTGTGGAGGCTGATCCTAAAGCCTCGCCTGAAGCCAAGACACTAGCCCGCCGTGAGTACCAGCAATACAAGTACATGTACGAGACGACTAACCCTGTCAATGGTCTGCGTCGTGGCAACGAGTTCTACAATGAAGCCGCTAAGACAATGGCGTTCTTGGATGGCAACCGCAACGTAGATGAGTCTGACTTTGGTTCGGGCAAACTGGTTTCTCAGATCCGTGCCTCAACCAGTCTGATCCAGTTGGGTGCGTCTATTGCCACAGGTGCGTTGAACTTCTTGTCTATCTACACCAACGGGCTACCCTACCTATCTAGTTACACGCTAACCGTGCTGAGTTCTACGATGAGATAGCCGAGAACCCCCAGTTACAGCAGAAGTACGGATTAAAAGAGCATGAGGCTAGGTTCATCGCAAATGAGATTCGTGAAGGGTCAATGATCCCTGCACAGTCTAACGCTATGATTGGTATGGCGCGTGGTCTTGCCACCTCTGGTCTGAAGCAGAAGTTTATTGATGGATGGATGGCTCCGTTCAACCTGACTGAGCAAGCGTCACGCCGTAGTCTTGGACTTGCTGCCTATCGTATGCAGTATGACCGTGTCAAAGCCGCAGGTTTATCTGACACTGAAGCACAGACACAAGCCAGTGAGTTTGCAGTTAAGACACTACAACTTACATTGGGTGAGTATTCCGTACTGAATCGACCACCGGCTTGGAGATCAGGCATCCAGTCGTTCATGTATATGTACAAGGTATTCCCAACCACATCCGTGCAGATGCTTGCCAACCTGTCCCGTGAGGGTAAGATCGGTATGCTTGCGGCGTTGTGGGTACTGACCGGACTACAAGGATTACCATTTGCTGAGGATCTTGAGGATCTAATTGATACGATTGCTCAGAAACTAGGGTTCAAGAAAGGTAGCATCCGCTACGAGATCGCCAAGTTTGCAGATGGCATTGTTCCCGGTTCTTCTCCCTACTTACTTGGTGGTGCTATTAACCGATGGATTCCTGCTGACGTAGCAGGTCGTGTATCACTTGGCAACATGTTGCCCGGTACTGGTGTGTTGTTAGCAGGAGCAGATGTTGCCCGTGAACTTGGCGAGATCGCTGGCCCAGCGCCTTCAGCAATACTAGGAACTGCCAACATGTTTGCAGATGCCATACGCGCACCGTTCTCGGCCCGTATCTCTGCGCTTGATGTAGTGCGTGAGTCTCCGATTACGGCGTTCCGCGCCCTTGGGGATGCCATTGCGTATAGCCAGTCGGGTGCAATCGTTGACAAGCGTGGTTATGTGGTCAGCCCTGATGTAGGTATAGGAACAATCGCTACCCGTCTACTTGGGTTCTATCCATCGTCGGCGGCTGAGTCCTACCAAGGTATCAAGATTGCCAACCGCATCACTGATTACCAAAAGGATGTGACCGCAGGTTTCCGTCAGGCGTATATCAAGGCTAGGATTTCTAACGATACTGCCGCCGCCAATGGAGTCTTAGCGGCAGTACGGGATTGGAACGAAGGCGCAAGGGGTACGGCTTTGGAGATTAGAAACTTTGAAGGCAACTCACAGAAAGCCTTGCGTGAAGCAAGACTCCCTGCCAAAGAGCGCACCCTACGGGCATCATCCCGTGCGGCACGGGATGACTTGGACTACGCCTTTGAACTACTGAGCGACTCCGACTAAAGCCAAGTTGCCTAGGGTTGTACTGTCAGCCGCTTCATCAGCGTCATCTAAGATTGCCTTGAGTCTAGGGTGATTGAGATTGACGCTGATAACATAGCATTGTGGAATCTTAATCGGGCTATCTTTGCCAAGGCTAGACTTGTTGGACTTAGGTGTGACATTGATGGTCTGCCCATTGATCTCTTGCATGAACGACTTGTAGTCATACCCTTGTTGGGATAACCACTTGCGATAGAAAGTACGGTCAAAGGTTACTGACCCGTGGTCACATGGCGAAGCCGAGTCTTTACGGAACAAGTCAAAGCGGATACGCAAGTCGCTCCTTGGGATGCGTGACAAATCAGGTGTAGGTTTGTTGTTACCTGTGTGCCATACAGTCAACGCGGTGCTTGCATGTTCGTTCAAGAACTCGGTCAGCATATCTAAACCATCTACCTTTTGGTCAGCCACAACCTTGCGGATTGCGCCAATCTGAATCAACGCCCACTCAATGCAGTCCTTTGGTTTGTAGAGGATCAGTCCCCACTCGTAAGCAAGGCGCAAGGCTAGGTCAGCCAAGACGATAGCCTGTTCCCAAAACCTTTCATCACCTGCAAACTTACAGTTGTATCTCTTGGGGAAGGTGGCGAACGACTCATCGATCATAGCCTTAATCGAATCGGGGCCGAGTTCCAGTAGGCGTTTCATAAACTCACGCCCTGCCATACCGTAATGGCTAGTCACAAACTTGTGGATCTCACGACCCGCAGAACTGTTGCTAGTAAATAGGGGGTGGGGGTGGGTCTCCAACTCAAGCAGTCGAGCCATCTGTGCGGCTGACTCCAGACCAGATGCTGAAAGTTTGGAACTCATAGACTTGTTGGTGGATAACACAGAAGGCGCAGCCCACTCTCTTGACTCTCGTTCTTCTGCATGGCGGTTGAGCCGTGCCTTGTCCCGACCTTGGGTCATCCAGTAAATTAGGTCACCCACATCCTTGACATCCACCATTGTGGTTTCGTCAACGGTCATCATCATGTTGCAGTACAGTCCGAAGCGGGAGAACAAAGCGTTCTGTGTGTACTTAGCGGCAAAGTGCAACTTGATTGGGTCACCCCATACAGACTGACCCCATAACTGAGCCAAGGTCTTGCCACTACCTGTCTCACCAAACAGGGATATAACTGTGTTCTTTAGTCCTGTGAAGTCATAGAACGGGGAGGATAGGCTTACCCCTAGAATGAATTGGATGGGTATGAACTTGCCCTGCGGAAGCAGTTTCGTGAAGTCACGCCATTCTTCAAGCGTTCCCTCTGCTCCGTACAGATCGTTGCCTAATCGTTGGGATCCCGATGACAGAATAATTTGTTCCTCTGTTACCGTACCGTCTTTGTTGCGGCGCAGTATTGTGTCACCCATGACCCATTCGGTGTAGTTATTCTTCCACCCCATCGTGGAGTAGAGGTTGGTCATGGTGCGTTGTTGCCGCAGTTTATCCATGTATGAACGCAACATATGTTGAAAGTACTCCGTCTGTTTCTTGCTAGTTAACACAATGCCTTGGTCTGCGATTGCACTTGCAAACTCTCGGCTTCCATCGGTAAGGAACGCTTGCCGTAGGTTCAATGGCTGCCATCCCACATGTGGGCGTTTCCAGTGATACCGTACTACTTCATAGCCAAGGGATTCATCCTTGCCGTATCCGACTGGATACAAATCAAACGGTGATACATCAATATCGGTGTCGTCTATGGTGGCTTTGATTCCCTTATCTGTTCGTTTGTATGGCTTGGGTAGTTCTATTTCGTAAGCGGTTGGGTCAAGTACATCTTGGCTAATCTCGACTTCTTGGAACTGCACACCTAAACGTACAGGGCTACCGATCTTGTCCTTGAACTTACATCCTTTGCATCCGCCGGGGTTTACTTCCTCAAACTTCTCGCACAGTGATGGGCCAGTTGCGCCTTCTTTCCAATGCTCCATCTTCTCAATAGTTGCTTGTGGATCAAAGTCAGGATGTCCCTCGCTCCACTTGATTGCTACTTCTTCTGCGTTATGGCAGTAGGCGGCAACGCCAATCATCCGATACCACATGGGTTCGTTGACCTTGGTCTTGTCAGCCCTGTTGTCGTACATCCATTTAATCTGTTGGCACTTATTAAGGATAGCCTCGCCGTTTGATAGTGGGAAGTCAGACTTCACCGCCATATCTTGTAGCAACTTACTGCTGGTTGCCTGTCTATTTACTGACGGTACTGACACATGCTCAGGAATGAGTGACCGCAGATGGTCGGGGTCAACGGGTACGGCATCCAGTAGTAACTTAACTGGGCGTGGTGTGACATCTTTATAGTTGTGTGTCTCGACAGGGCGTAGGATTCGGGATACGTCGCCCGTTACTGTTGGGTCAATGGCAAGCCCATTGTTCAGAGCCAAGGCTTTCATCCCCTCGGCTAGTGGTTTCCATTCTTCCGGCCGGAGTGCTTCGGTCAAACACCAGTAAACATGTAGCCCACCGCCTGACAACACGATCATCGGCGCAGGGGTATTCACTTTGGCGGCAAATGCACCAAAGGCTTTGAGTCCTTCTTTCCAATTTGTATACTGCTTACCTTCTCCGCAGTCGATGTCCATCGCAACCACTTGAGTTAAGTGGGCGTTATTGAACTTCCGACTACCTTCTTCTTTGAAAGACGATATAGCGTAGTACGCATCTATCTCTCTCGCATCACCTTGTTGTACTGCGTTTGCAAGTTCTTCAACTGTTTGAAAGAATAACTGCTTAGTCGTCTTACCTCTAATTAGAACTGCGACATATATTCCTTCAGACGGCAGAACCCGCTTTAGAAAATCAAGCGTGTTCATAATGCTCCTGTTCTTAGCGGGGGATTGCTCCCCCGCCTCACCCTATTGATACTGCGTTAATAACTCGTCGAGTCGTTGTTTTCTCTGCGGTTGCTCCATCGCAATCACATCAGGCATAGGCCATTGGTGATCGGTCATTACTGCAAGTAACCGTTTGAGCATCAGCCTAACATATTCGTCACTGCTTTTCCGTAGGGGCTTACCACGAACCCAACCGTAGTAAGTCATGCGGGATGTACCAAGCAGTGATGCCATGTCAGTTGTTGTCATCAACATGTGCTTCCGCAACGCCTCGACCTTTGTAAAGTCGAGTGGTTGTTTAGGCATCATCAGAGTTTACCTCTCCGACAAGAGCCGCAATGCTATCTGCCAAAGCCGCCGCACTTGTCGCCGTTGCGGCAGGTGCAGGTGCAGGTTTAGGAGTAGCCGCCTTTACAGGAGTAGCAGGTTTGGATGCACCAAAACCACGCTTCAAAGGAGCAGGTTGTTCCGCAACAGGAGCAGGGGCGGGGGTGGATTCTACCGCCTTCAATGCGGGTTTCGGTGCAACTTGTTGTGGTGAGGCAATCTGCGGCACTGCAACAGCAGCCCTTGGATTCTCACCAGTAATTTCCTTGACAGATGCTGAGCCAAACAAAGGATCAACTGCCGCCTGAACATCAGCCTCATTGAATCCACCAAAGCCGAACTTCAGTTTGGGGAACGACGCATCAGTATCAAACGAGATACGGGTACGCACAATCTCAGGGGCAATGCCACGCATGGCAAGTTCTTTTTGGTACTGGTTCAGACCTTTCAATGCGGCAGGTGTAACCTGCAACAAGTAGGTAGGGCCTGTCGGGTCATCAGCAGACACCACGGCAAGACGCTTCTGATCGGCACAGGCTTTGATCTGCTGACCTTGTGGAGTCACTTTGCTACCCCAAGCGTTCTGTGGGCAAGACGCACACAGGTCATTTTGTGGTTGTGTGGCTGACGGATCAGGGCCGATACCATCCAATGAGAAGCAGTCAGGTGCTTGTGGTTCAGAGTCAGGTGTCCATGCCTTTGCATACCAAGTCTTTGACAGACGAGGATTAGCACCAACGATCACCACATCAATGGTTGTGGTATCCAATACAGTCTCGGTGTCACCCTCGACGATACGGAAACGCGCACCTTTAATGCTAATGCGTGGGATGGATTCGCCACCATTACCAAGACCACCTGCCATTGACTGTGCAAGTAATGATGGTGTGCCGATACGGCTTGCCAAGTGTGCGGGGACTTGGATATTTACAGGTACAAGATTGCTCATAGTTTTCTCCTTTAGTGAGCGGTTAATCTTCAACACGGGCTACGGGCTTACGGATATTTACCTCCAACTTCGTGCCGTAGTTCACGCCGGGGGGTACTGCTTTGGTTGCATCTATATATCCACGGACTGCAACTTTGCTAATGCGTTTCTCAAGCATGTCGTAGGCTTCGTTCTCACGAATGAATCCAAGTACGGCATCCCAATCACCGACATTCGCATAGTCCGTCGTGGTTAAGAACGCAGTTCCATGCTTGGTTTTGAAACTGGTAACGCCTTGAGCGTCAGCCTGTTCCTTAATCCATGCTTCAAACTGCTCCATCTTTTCCTTCAAAGTCTTGACTTGATCCTTCGTCTCGGCTTCTAGGGCTTCCTTCTTATTGCGGAGTTTGAGATACGCCGCAACAACATCATCGACAGTTATACTCATATTCACCTCTCAGTTTCTTGTTGAATTAAATCCAGTAACAAACCCTGCAACTTCTGTTTGTTCCTGAGCCTTTGATAAATCTTATGCTCAAGATCGGTTGCTTCAATGTGAATCACATTGGATACATGCTTCTTACCAATGCGTTCTATCCGACCATTTGCTTGTGTGTATTGTTCATTGCTATTGATCGGGCCGTACCACACAATCGTTGATGCCGTTGTCAGCGTCAAGCCATGCGCCATTGTGCCGGGGTGGGCAATCAACACATGTGGATGCTTAGAGTTTTGGAAGTCATGGAAAATTTGATTTCGTTTATGTGCAGATACTTCGCCATTCACGACACCAACTGTCCAATGCTTACCAAGTTCTTGCTCCAACATATGCAGAGTACCTGTCAGCGGTACGAATACAATTACTTTCTCCCCTGCTTCTTCGATTACCTCCTTAACTAAGTTAACTCTTGGGGTTGCATCAACTTGTATGTTCTGCCCGTCGTCGCCGTAAGCAACGCCACAACAAATCTGTACAAGTTTCTGAATCTTTACTGCTTCATTGACCGCAGTAATGGTTCCTTCGGTTGCCTCCGAAACAAAGTGCTTGAGCATTTGGGTGTAATGCTTCTTCTGTATCGGGGTCAAATCCACCTGCCGTGTCTGCACTACCGTATCGGGTAAGTCAAAACATTCATCACGGGTATACCGTACCGCAGGTTGTAGTATGTTCTTAACAATGTCCACCGACTCAGGTCGTGGTACAAAATTCCATTGTCCAATCTTCATCATCACCTGCTCACGGAAAGCAGTATATGTTTTTGTACAGTACGGACTGTTAACTAATTTAGCCAACGCCCATGCATCGGTTGGATCATTCGGGGTAGGTGTGCCAGTCATCAACCACAAACGTATTGATGGATTCGTGTCTACCCATTTACGGAATATCTTGAATCGTTGTGTCGATGGGTTACGCAGAACTGCCGCTTCGTCTACGATCACTAGGTCGAACATGCCTAATGCTTGGTCAGATATGATCGGGAAGCCATCATGGTTGATGATGTAGAAGTCTGCTTCTTCTCTGAGCAACTGCTTGCGTTTAGCGGCAGTGCCATGTAACACCAAGAACTTGCGGTGTGGAAAGCCTGTAAAGATACCATCGCCCCACACACGTTCAAGCGTAGATAGCGGTGAAAGAATCAATACCTTTTCAATCTGCCCTGTCTTTATAAGATAGTCAGCCGCCCATAATGCTGATTGGGTTTTGCCTGTACCGATCTCATTCAACACAAGCCCACGAGTGTTGAGCGTCAAGAACGCAGCAGTTTGTTTTTGGTGGTCATACGGGGTGTACTGACCGGGCCAGTCGTAGTAATACAGAATGGGGGATGGTGCTTGGATACCAAGGTTACGCAGTACCCGTACCTCATCAAGACGATGGGGTGTAACCACAAGGTGTAAAGTTTCTCTTTTATTATTTGTTCCATCAACGCAAGGGTCGGCTCGTCATACACCACCATCCACCAACCACCTGCGTTTTGAATCTCTTGACCACACTTCACTTGCAACATCGTCGGCTTCTTGGTCTTGTCTGCCTTGACTTCAATCCCTAAAAACTGTCCTCTTACAATCGCTATCAGGTCAGGTATCCCCGCCTTGCCAAAGCCATTGTTAGCAGGGAAGAAATACCACACACCATGCTTCTTCAATACGGTCACTACCTTCTTCTTTACCTTGCCTTCGGGAGTATTGTAACTCACTTTACGCTCTTGTCAAGTAAGGTTAAACCCTAGCACTAACACAGTCGTGTCGGGCAGGGCAAAAGCGACATAGCCCTGATGGTTTCATAGGCCAGTTGTCATGCTCCAACGACTTGTATATACGCTGAATACGCTTCATGGTATCTGCCCACAGTTCGTTCATCTGCGCCCTGTAATAAGTCTCTGTGTCCATCTCCATAGTCTTGAGCCACACTAGGCTAGTCCTTACAGTCTGCACATCGGGGAAGTGTTGAAACACTTGGGCGGCGAACAGTTGCATTTGGAATTGGTCAGCGTTTCGTTTACCTGTTTTCCAATCCATCACATTGGCGATGGTATCGTTTATTACAAGGATGTCAAGTTTAGATCTGAGCCATGCATCTGCCTCCCACCAACCTGTTGGTGTAAGGTTCTCAGTCAGCACCATCTCATGTTCGATATGCAAATCACCCCCCTCGGCTAGTCGTTCTACCGATTGACAAAGCGGTTCGTAGTGGGCGATTTCTTGTGGCAACAAGTTGTTGGATTTAAGCCGATGCTCAAGGTACGCATGTACCCGTTCGCCATGCTTACTGGCTTCACCCCCCTCATCCACCACATCCTTCAGAACACGCTGACGGAAGTATCGGTAGGGGCAGTTCTCGTACAGTTTAATTGAACTGTATGAATGACTCAGTTTCATATTGTCAGTGATGGGACTTCCATCACCCTTAACTTATTTGGAAAGGTAAATTTATCACACATTTTTGGAGGTGTCAAGTGTCGCCGTAAGTATCTGCCATGCCTGATTCACAGGCTACGGGTAGCCCCTGCGCCCAGACGGGAGGGGTTGACATTGTTTCTACAAGAAGTTGCTCTGCGTTAGACGCATCGGCTGCCGGGGCCGTGATGATAATCTCATCGTGTACTTGGAAAGCCACATGGTAGTGTCGCCCAATCTTCGCCATCTGCTCTGCAATAACAATACGAGCCAAGGCTTGAATCAAATTCTCTGTGACTTTACCGCCATAGATTTTTGTCCAGTTAACTTCCTTGATCTCGCCTGTTATCACACGGTTCTGTACCGCCTTGCGATACTCCCTTGCATCTGCGATATATAAGAACTGACTACCATCTGTGCGTAAGGCAGGGTATCGTATACGCATCTTGTTGGGCAGTATGATGCCCTCATTGTCGTATGGAATCCAGTCAATGATCTGACCGCTTTGCCCTGTAACTATATGGTTGAGTGCGTTGCCACACTTCTGCCACAACTGAACTATCTTCCAATTCTTTTGGCGATACAGACGAACGATGCGATCTGCTTCGTGTAAGTCGATCTTCACGGAGATACCGCCCTGTCCTATCTCTAGCGTGCGCCGAAACTTCTCAGCCCCCATGCCGTAGCCAAGCCCCAAGATACAGGTCTTGCCCACGAATCGTTCTACTTTATCTTGCTTGGTGATGGTTCGCCCATAGACTTCAGTCGCAAACTCCGAGTACACATCTCGCCCTTCAGCAAATGCTTGGACTAATTCTTCCTGACCTGCAACATAGGCAACCATGCGGGCTTCGATCTGTGAACTGTCACATGCAATTAACTTGTGGTTTGTTGGTGCTTTGAGTGCGCGTCGTATAGAGTTATTGCCACGGGCAGGTAGATTTTGTAGGTTAAGTTTATCGCCCCCTGAGAATCTGCCTGTGTGTGCGCCATAGTAGTTGAGCATGATCGGCAAGCGACCACGACTTGCTACTTCTATTAGTGCTTTGGTTCGGGTTTCTTCGATAGTGGATTTGATTCCGAGCCTAGCCGCCACCGCAGACTGCACCCTTTCATCAGGATGTTCTAGTAAATCGGTGAACGCTTTGTCGGTTTTAGAAAAGGCAAAGGCTTCCTTGCCTGTGCGTAGACTTGTTTTTGTAGGGGGTTCGACCCCAAGGTTGGAAAGGAACTTGGCAAAGATGTTGTTGCTCATCAGCGCTTTAGTTAGTGTCTCGTCAGAGATGCCATCGCCCAAGCCCATGTCGTTGAGTAAATCTTTTTTGCGTTGCAACACACTGTCAAGATGTTGCTCTAAGGTTGGCACATCTAACTCGATCACAGGTTCGGTGTACATGCGAATGGTTTGGTCAATGACCATGAGTTCTGAGACGGGGAAATCTTTGCTCATCTTTTTGAACAACTGATAAGTCAAGTCCACATCGTTCTTACAGTACTCTGCGTATCGTGCAAGTTCGTCAGGCGCAAAGTCCCCCCTGCGTTTGCCTAACGCATTGATAACTTCGTCGCCCTTTGCGCCGATCTCGTAGTGCGTAGCGAGTGCCTTGAGGCTACCACCTACCGTCATGTTGTGGAATGGTCGTGCCATGCTGAGTGTGTCGAGCCACAACTTTGGCTTGATGCCAAAGTGCCATGACAGGATTGCCCCATCAAAGGCAGCAAAGCGAGGGTCACGAATGTAGGCTTCGGTAGTCATCTTTGAAAGCGAATACTCTTTGTCATAGTATGTTTCAAAGTCAATCGTGATTATGTCCATGTGCTTCCAACTTTTGTGTAATCCATAGGTCAAGCAGTCGCGTTTGGAAAAGAAGTTCTTTTGCCAATGGTGCGCTTGTCGAGTACTTACCTTCAATCAGTAGGTCATGGATCTCTCTGTTCAACTTATCCATTCGTAGCATGATTGATGCGTAGTCAAAGAAGTCGGTACTCATCTATCTTGCATCCATATAAATGCAAGTGTGACTAATGCACCTAGCGTGGTTACACAACCAAGCAAGAACATGACCCACTTAAATATCTCCCATAGGATTTCCATCATTTGCTCACCTCAATTAGTTTGGCGGTGTAGTGATGTGCTTTCTTCACATCTTCGAGGCCACCTTTGGCATTACACCTAGCAAGATATTTGATTGCGTTGCCCTTCAAGAATCCCTTGAACTCATCAGGTGTCATCCATGCTTGCATGGCTTCCCACGGTTGGATCGGCATCGACTTGTAGTGAGATCCACCAACTTGTTGTTGGTTGGCTGACGAGGGGTGGCTCACAGCATGAGCCACCACGACATTGTTTCTGTCGCCGATTACTTTCTTGCGTATCTGATACACCAAGGCTACATCTACCTTGTGTTTAGTAGCCACCTCTTTGGCTACGGCAGTTGGGTTTTGTTGGAATACCCGACGAATTTTCTCGGACTTGCTTATCTTCTTTCTCATTTACTTCTCCTTAGTTAGGTTTACCTTTATGTTCACATCCACCTCCATGATTCT